CGCTACTCGTTCTAGGCTGGAGCGGCTGCTGTCCAAAGCGGCCCCCCGTGAAAACGGTGGCGATTCACCACGACTGCCTGGAGGAGGTGGGCCCAGCACCTGAACCCCAGGGCCTGGACAGCCAGGACCACACCACGGACCCCGCCTGCGCGGAAAAGTGGGAGATTTGCATGGATCAGGCTGCTGCCATTAGACTGGCGGCCTACATAGGGCAGGCGCAGCGGTGGATCCGCGATGCCACAACCCAGTGCACCAAGGACCCACCCGAACAAGGAGAAAACAATGCGAACGACTAGCATCACAATTTTAGCCTGCGCCGTGATCATCGGCTGCCTGGCATCCCTGGCCACAGCCCAACCGAGTGACGCGGCCCCCGAGGCTGCGGCCGTCCTGGAAGCCCCCGAGGCGCCAGCGGCACCACCGGCGGCTGTGGAACCTGCGGTGGCCCCCGAGGTGACCCCGGCGGAAAAGGCCGAGGAGGACCCCATGGGAACCGCTGTACAGCTGGTCCAGGACATCAAGTCCGGGAACTGGCGCATGGTGGCGGCTGCTGTCCTGGCGTTCTTGATGCTGGGCCTGGCCAAGGTGCGCGACAAAGTGAAGTTTTTCAGCGGTGACCGTGGCGGCGCCATCCTGGTGGGCATCCTGGGCCTGGCTGGTGCCATTTCCAGCGCCCTGGCCACCGACACGGCCCTGGACTGGAAATTGTTCGTGGGCGCCATGGGCGTGACCTGGACGGCCGTGGGCGGCTACAGCTGGATCAAAAAGCTGTGGAAGCCTGCGGATCATGAAGTGGGATCGGCCGAGGCGTGAACATGTCCGCCGACGCGTACAACGCCAGGGAGCTGGCGGCGGGACGGATCAACGCGGGCCACCTGACCGCAATGGCCAGGTGCGCCCAGCGTGAACTGGGCCTGACCACGGACGGCATGGTGGGCGAGAAAACCCGCGCGGCCCTAATGGGCGCCAGGGCCGAGGAGGTGACCCCGATCAGCCCACCGGCCAGCGAACCGTCCGACCAGCGCACCGAGGCGTTCGGCGAGTTCGACGGGCCACTGGTGAAGATCCCCCGAGGGCGATCCGAGGTGCTGGCGGCGTTCGGCGACCCCGGAACCAAGGCCAGCCCGAACAGGCGGTGGGCGCGTGAGAACATCATCACCGTGCGGGATCTGCCCGGCGTTCCCCGAAAGTGGTTTTTCCAGGTCCACAAACTGGCCGAACCCTACATGCGCGAGGGCCTGCGGCGCGCCAGCGAGCTGTCCAAGTACGAGATCGACCGGGCAGGCTGCTGGGTGCTGCGCCATATTCAGCACAACCCAGGCAAGCCCCTGTCCCTGCATTCCTGGGGCATCGCCGTGGATTTCGACGCCGGGCGCAACCGGGCGCGGACGTTCAAGCGCGGCCAAGGGCCCAGGCCCTGGTCCGACGAGTGGAACGAGCTGTGGCCCAAGGGCGTGGACCAGGCGTTCGTGGAGGGCATGGAGTCCGTGGGATTCACCTGGGGCGGCGTGTGGGGACATAGCGGCGGCGATTTCGCTGGACGGGCCAATGCGTGCAGCTACTTCGATCCGATGCACTTCGAGCTGCGCACCCGCTAGAGGGCGATCAGTATGTTCTGGAAGTGGCGCGCCGTGCGATCCGACAGCGCCAAGCTGATGCTGTGGTCCATGATACTGCTGGGCATGGCGATCATGCGCTACGCCGTGAAGTCCTAACCCCGCGCCGATGGTGGTGGCGCCTGGTATGGTGGCGGCCATGAAAGCCCTGATCGCGTTCCTGCTGCTGGAGTGCAGCCCCAAGGCCAAGGTGACCGACGCGGCCACCGCGTGGGCCCAGGCCCAGCCGATCCCCCAGCTGATCCACGTGACGTGCGTGGAGCCCGACCCCGACCTGGACCGGACCGTGTGCACGTTTTGGCGCCAGGGCGAGGCGTTCCCGCCACTGGACGCCTGGTGCAACCTGGACGACTGCACCGGCCTGCGCGAGTCCCGAAACCCCGGCTACGACCTGGAATAATTCCAGGACAGCTGGTCCAGAACCCCTGGGAATTGTCACACCCCCGTGGTAGTCTGACGGTTCACAACATAGCAGCGCATGGAGGTGCAAACGATGCTGACCGCTGAACAACTAGAAACCCGCAGGGGTGGCCTGACGGCCACTGACATGACCAAACTGACCGGCCTGTCCAAGTACGGATCGGCCATCGACGTGCTACTGGACAAGCAAGGGGTGGCGGCCCCGTTCATCGACACGGACCGGGTGAAGTGGGGCAACCTGCTGGAGGACCCGATCCGCCAGGACTACGCCGAGCGCCACCAGGTGGCCGTTCACGTGCCCGGCACGCTAACCCACCCCGAGGTGGAGTGGGCGATGGCAACCCCGGACGGGATCGTGACCACAATCGAACCAGTCCAGGCCATTCGCGGCTGGGAATGCAAAACCCACACGTCCTGGCTGTCCCACCTGTACGGTGAACCGGGCAGCGACGAGGTGCCCGCGTGGGAGCTGGTCCAGTGCGCGTGGAACCTATACGTGGCGCGCGCCGAATACGGAAACCACCTGACCAGGTGGGACCTGACCGCGTTCATCGACGGGATCCCCACCGACTACGTGATCGAGCGGGACGCCGAGCTGGAGGAAATGCTGGTGGAAACCGGCCGGACGTTTTGGCAGGAACACGTCCTGGGCGGCAAGCCCCTGGAGCCCGATGGCAGCGAGGGGTTCAGCAAGGAGCTGGCCCGACGTTTCAAGCGACACGGCGACGAGCTGCGCGAGGCGGACAAGGCGGCCCTGGAGTCCATCGAGGCCCTGCGCAGTATCAGGGGCGAGATCCGCGACATGGAAAAGGACGAGGAGCGCCTGGTGCAACACCTGAAGCTGTTCATCGGGGACGGCCTGGGGATCACGTTCCCCGGGGACGCGGACAAGGCGGACAAAATCACGTGGAAGCAAGCCAAGGGCAGCCGGCGAACCGACTGGCAGGCGTGCGCCCAGGAGTGGCGCAACGCCCTGGAGCTGGTGGCCGACCCCGAGATCGTGAAGGGCCTGGACGCCACCGTGGAACGGTTCACCACCACGGGTTCAGGTTCGCGGCGTTTTGTAGTACCCCGCCATTGGAACAAATAACCCCAAACCGACACTGGAGAAAACAGAACATGACCAACGGAAACGGAACATCACAACAGGGCGCCCTGGTGCGCCAGGATCAATTCGGCGCGCAGCAACTTGCGAACGTCACAGAAACGGCCAGCGGCGCGATGGCGGCGCAGGTCAAGGCGGCCGAGGAGGCCAGCTATATCATGGCCATGCGCTGCCCGCGTGACCTGGACCAGGTGCGCAGCGAGCTGCTGCGCGAGTGCGCGCGGCCATCGTTCGCCGAGGTGGCGCGCTACCGCAAGCCCATCGGGCAGGGGATCGAGGGCCTGTCCATCAGGTTCGTGGAACAGGCCATGCAGATCATGGGCAACATCAAGTCCAACCAGATCACCGTGTACGACGACGACACCAAGCGGATCGTGGCCATCACGGTGACCGACTACGAGAAAAACGCCAGCCACAGCACCCAGATCACCGTGAACAAAACGGTGGAGCGCAACAACCTGCGGCCCGGCCAGAACGCCATCGGGCGGCGCACCGGCAGCAACGGCCAAACCGTGTACATTGTGCAGGCCACCGACGACGACCTGCTGAACAAACAGGGCAGCCTGGTGTCCAAGGCGATCCGCACCAACGGCCTGCGCCTGATCCCCGGGTGGCTGCAGGACGAGGCGGACGAGGTGCTGCAGAAAACGGCGCGGGACCGAGCGGCCAAGGACCCGGACAGCGAGCGGCGCAAGCTGGCGGACGCGTTCGCGGGCCTGAACATTTCACCCAAGGACCTGTCCGACTACCTGGGCCACGACCTGGGCAAGGTGTCCCCGTCCGAGCTGGTGGAGCTGCGCGCCGTGTTCACCACGATCCGCGATGGCCAGGCCACCTGGTCCGACACCATCGAGTTCAAGCGCGGCCAGCGGGACGAGGAGGCGCCGGCGACCGCCGAGGAGG